TGGATAGTTGCCAATCCTGGTGTGACATGGTCTGCAGACTGCGAGAACATTTTCTTCGTCAAGTATCGAGCCACCCTGTGAGCGACGAATTATTTCGTGGACGTCCATGCTGTTGTTTTGGATAAAAGTCACCTTCTCGTCATGCTGTGCAAAAACTTTACAAGCCTGACAGAACGGTCTCTCATTAAGAATCTTTTCTACAAATGGACGCCGTAGTTCATAAAGCCCAGATTGCTTTTCGCTTCTTTTTTTTATTGGGCCACCGCGCTTGGGCGGCTTGCCTCTTTTGATTGGCTTTCTAGGCTTCACCTGAACTAGAGATTCTCAACATCAATCTGGTCAAACTCCCACTTGCTTTCAAGGGTTGCCCAGAGAGCCCTGTCGATTGATGTTTCTTCAAGGTCGTAGTCCCTCAACATCACGATGGGTAGCTATTGCCCTCTTGTAAAAATCGACCTGCTCCCACCCGTCTGAGGATATTTCATCACCAGTTTCAATCATCGCTGCCACTTCGTCGAGACGTTTATCAACGTGAAATTTAAACCTGCTGACCTTTTTTAGCTTTGAGTCATACGCTGCTCTTGCCTCGATTGCCAGCCTATTTCCGTCTCTTCCGAGTGCGGTATATCTAGCGTCATCGGCTTGGGCATCATAGTCTATTTCGTCAATTTGTTCTTTAAGATTTTCAGAAAGGAATAAAAGTGCGTCTTTCCATCTATCCCAGTTTTCTTTATCCATTAATTGTTTTTTGTGAAGCGGAGAAAGTTTGTTTTTTACTTCCTCAGCAACCATCCGCGCAAATGCGTCATCGTTGAGCATCATTATCTTCTCCATGCTGGGCATATACGTTTATAACTACAAAAATTGCATAGAAATGATGTCTTTGGCTCAAACTCACCAGTTCTACATTTTTCATCTATCTGCGATTTTGTTTCTTGAATCATTTCTTCAAGTTTTACTATTTCGGAATGAGTAACTTCTCGTGTTAGCTTCACTCCCTCCTTGAGGTACAAAAGTTCAACCTTGTCGACATCACCGACTCCGAGATTGATGAGAAGTTTTGCATAGATTAGGAGTTGAGAAAACTTTTCATCCAGGTCATACTTTGGTGTCTTGCCTGTTTTATAGTCGCTTACGGTTAGTGACATTTTGCCGTCAGTCTGACTGTATCTATCTATAAAGCCGCGAAGTCTCACGCCCGCTATCTCACCGTTTAGTTCGTATTCAAGGCCTGTCGGCTCAAGTTTCTGTGGGTCTTCTAGGTTCCATAAATTCTCAACACAAAACCAGGCAGCCCAACGAAATTTGTTTAACGCCTCAGAATCACTTGATGAAGTTATTTTGTAAGTAACCTTAAATCCGTCAACAACTTTAAGTGCTTCTTCTTCCCACTTATCGTCCCATATCTGTTTTGCCAGTGGACGACAGTTTGCGATAGTTCGCAATTCTGCTGGAAGTTTGTACATCTCTTCGAGAATGTCGTGAACAAAATTGCCCAATACCGCCCAATGGTTTGACGGGTCGGGTATTAGGTCAATCTTGTTGAACTTAAACTTCTGCGGGCACTGTTTAAATGTGCCAATTGAAGATGGCGACAGGTAGTCAGGAGCCTTCAGCTCACTCGGCATCTACAACCACATACTCCCCACCGAATGAAAGCCTTGTAGCTTCTGCGATGAGCTTGTCTAGGGCATCTTCGCCAACAGTCTCCCGCTTTGGTTTTGGCTGTCCGTTGCTATACATGCTCCAGTATTCGTTGAGCTTTTCTCTTTTTTCTGAAGAGAGATTTTTTGCGATTCCCATGAAAGAATCCCATTTTGTTGAAACTTCAGGTGTCACTCGCGCCTCTGCTTCCATCTCGCTGTCCATGGCTTGTTCTATCTCGATTGCATCTTCGCTCCGTGCGAGATATAGACCAACACCAAGTGTTTGGACTGCCTTCTTAAGTGCATCAGAGACTGCGCCTTTTACTTCATCGCCAATGTCTACAGGTTCGCCCTGCTTGTTGATTTTAATTTTCTGTCCACCAACACCATCTCGGTGAACGGTTTCACCGTTAATCTTTGCTTGAAGCTGAATATGAGCAACAATCGACGTTCCGAGTTGTTGCCAACTATGAACCGTGAAAGACCAGTTCTCAACGCCAAGAACTTTGTTCATTCGGTTGATTACCTCGCTGACCGGAATATAAATAAGGTTGGCTCCACCCTTATTAAGTCGTTTTTCCATCTCTGCTGGAAATGGCTCTGACAGGGATTGATAGGTGTTATTGATTGTCATTTGCATTGCCCTTTCTGACGATAATGCTTGTTTTTAATATACCAGTTTCGCAGTAGTTGTCCACGTTAATTCCAAGGCTAGAGAGTTCTTTGACCCTCCAGTATGAAGGTTGGACGTAGTCAAGAACCTGCATCGCTATTTCTTCAGGCGATTTGATGATTTCCCCCGTGTCGATGTCAACGGACATTCTCACCAGCTTCTGTGCCACGACGCTCGCAAGGTCCTTGTGTTGCCACGCCCGACGCTCATATGAAACTTTTTTCTCAATGACGCCACCGTTGTTCAGTTGAACATCTTTCCCATCGGTGATGAGTTGGCCGACAGATACGGAGAAGGAGTCGTAGATAGTTGAAACATCCCGCTTGACCATATTCAGCTCGTACAGAATGTCGCAAGCAGAATTTGTTTCTGGGTTTGAGTTAATGTAATCGTCAAGCTCCCGACTAAGGGCAAGGAGGTATTGACGGACTTCAAGCATTCTTTCTGGTGTCATTTTAGTAGTGTCCTTATTGGGTTTGTGTAGTTATCTCACACGACTATAGCGATTCTTCCTCGCTGTGGCAACCCAAGACCAGTTAAATGTGTAAAAGCTCCGACCGCGGAGTCCACTTGGTCATCGTGGTCGCAGGCCTCCGGGAATGAGGAAAACTCATCCAACCAATCCGACAGCCAGGTTCCACGGACCACTCTCACATTGCCGTTGGCGGTCGCGGCAGCAAACGGTCTAGCTCTTGTGACCTTGTCTCCCGTTGAGCGGATAGCGGCAAAGTCGTACCCCGGCAAAACATATCTGGCATATTGGTCCATTAGGGCCTTGCCTGACGAGCCAGGCTCCTGCTCCATACGAATCGGGATTCCCTTGCCGTCCTCATAAGCAGTTCTGGCTATCAGTTCTTCGACCTTTTCGCCCCTGACACGAGCCTTCTTGACGTCCAGCACATAGGCAATACCTTGGTCAAAGAGCATGAGGGTTCCAACCGTATAGTCTGGGTTTGGATTTGAATGACTCGGCTCGGTTGCCGCAAGGTCCCAGAACCTGACGACTCTGGCGGATGATGATATTTGAGGGATTTCGCTGTCATCGACAATAACCATCGAGGTTCTGTCAAAAAGGGTGCCCAGAGTCGTGCTCCACCAGTCTCCCTCTTCCAGCCTGCGCCGCTCTATCGGGTCGAGAGCCTGAAGGGCTTGGCGGTACGAAACGGCGTCAATTCCCGGGTTGTCCGTCAGTTTTGAAGGGACGAAGATTCTGCCCTCAGTCTTGCCTTCTACGATAAAACGCTGTCTAACCCAATTGGGGGCAGGGTTTGAGGCCGAGCGCATACGCAGGGGGACCGACGAAAGGGGTCCAGATGCTGGGCGACGCAGACGGGAGAACATGTACCTATAGTCGCTTTCGCGGATTTCGGTGACTTCGTCCATACCAATAAACTGAAACTCTGAGCCTTTATAACGCAGGTAGTCGCCAGTGTTGTTTAGGTAGCCGAATGAGATTCTTGCTCCGGAAGGGAAAGTCGCTTGGAAGCTGTTGTTGTTCCAATGGATGTCATCATAAAGAGCAGCCCAAGACTTAAAACGGTCCATTAGGGCGCCAGGAAGCGACAAGTCAGCGAATGTTCGACGGAAGAGAATTGCAGAGTAATTAGGAACGTCCACGTATTGCAAGGCGGACATGAGCAACGCAGAAGATTTACCTCCGCCAGCAGCGCCGCCAAAAAGTGCCTCTATTGAATTGGTCCGTAAAAAAACTTTCTGATTTATTGACGGCTCTTCAGGGCAGAACGGCGGCATCTTTGGTTGGAGATACTCCAGTACCTGATTCCAGTTTGTTGTCATGTTTAATTTGCCTCTTGTTACAGTTAAGCACGGAATGCGCTACTGTAGGTGATATGTCAAAACTACTGTTAAGGATTAAGACCATACGACTCCGCATCAAATCCTCATTTAAAAGAGCTATGTTCGCCAACTTGCTCATGATTTCATTTATACTGTTTACCAGTATTGGTGCGGCACTTATTTTCTTACCTGCCGGATTGATAGTGGCAGGCATAGCGTGTGGTTTTTTCGGCTTCCTATTAGGTCTTGAGTAAATATGGCATGGAATCAATCGAGCAATAAATCGCTCGCAAACGCACAATCCAAGGAGCTTGGACCTGGCGCGCCCGTAGCGCAGAACCCAAGCTACGCAGGCCACCCATACAGGGACTCGTGGGATGTCGAACGTGCTTACCGAGAGGGGATGCAGAAGGTTACTTGGGTTGCAAGATGTATCGACGCAATCGCAGGGAATCAAGCGCGACTCCCAATTATTCTGCGCAAAGACAACTCTCCAGATGGGGAGATTCTTGTTGGCAATAAGGCAAAAAATAATTCGTTGCTTGAGGTCTTGAATACCAAATCGAACGTCGGTGAAAACTCTTTCATTTTTAGATACAGAATGTCCGCCCAACTTCTGCTTGGTACGCGTGGCGTATTTATCGAAAAGGTCCGCGGCAGGGATGGAAGAATAATCGGTCTAAACCTCTTGCCGCCCCAGTCAACAGCCCCAATACCGGACGCAAAAAAGTTTGTTTCTGGCTATGAGGTGCAGATGCCCCACGGGCAAAAAATCATAATGAAGCCAGAGGATGTTTGCTGGATTAGACGGCCTCACCCGCTTGACCCATATCTGTCACTAACCCCACTTGAGTCGGCTGGCGTTGCGATAGAGATTGAGAACTTGGCAAAGCTTTACAACAGAAACTATCTACTCAACGACGGAAGACCTGGCGGTCTGCTTGTTTTGCGTGGAGAAATCGAAGATGACGACAAGGAAGAATTAAAGAGCAGATTCCGTGGAAACATCGGACGAGCTGGACATACAACGGTTATTTCTGCTGATGACGGTGTTGATTACGTAGACACTTCTGCCTCGCCAAGAGATGTTGCGTATGCGCAAATGAGGCAGATTACAAAAGAAGAAATCCTTGCATCATTTGGTGTGCCGGAGTCGGTCATTGGTAATGCCGCTGGACGAACATTTAGTAATGCAAGCGAAGAAATACGTGTTTTCTGGATGGAGACGATGCTTCCGCACCTTGAGCCACTAGCGCGCTCACTTGATGAATTAGATGACGAGTACTACATCGACTTTGACACCAGCGAGGTTCCAATTCTTCAGCTCTACAAGCAAGAGCGAGAAAGATACCTGATGCAGGAATTCCAAACTGGGCTCATCAGTAACAACGAGTACAGAATAGGTTCCGGAAGAAAAGAAGTTGAAGCAGACCTTGCCGACTCCCTGCTCATGAATCCAAACCTAATCCCAATCGCGAATACAAAGAAAAAAATGGAGACCGCTCCGTCCGCAGAGATGGGTGGTGCACCAATGCCGGGAGCACCTATGCCTGGTGCCCCAATGCCGCCAGCGCCAATGCCCGGAATGGAGGGGCAGCCTCCGCTTGACCCGAATACCATGCAGGGGGCCTTGGCACAGACCGAAGCTCCGGCCCCAGACCAGTTGGCGCAAAGCACGATTCCCCCAGAGGCCCTTGCTGCCGTTGCGACAACCGCAGAGCCGGTACCTGGTGGTGCAGCATCTGCAGAGCAATCACAGATGATGTACAAATCCATGGAAGATGACCTTCAAGAGAAGAGCATAGGGGCGCTGAACAGGTGGAACGAGATACTCAGCAGAAGCATAGAGCGAGTCATCGAGAGACAGCAACGAGTTGTTCTTGAGAAATCAAGCGGCGCAAAAGCTAAGAAGTCATTGTTCGCTGGCACTCTGGAAATAGATTCGATTCTTTCCCCAGAGGTTTGGGATAAGCAAATGGACGAGGACATACGACCAGTCATCTCGGCGATTATTCAAGACTCATTCAATATGCACAATGAGGGATATGGGCAAAAGTCTGAAAAAAGTATAAATAAATCAGACCTTGACGCACAAATAGATTCTCAAATGGCTCGCATAAAGAGCATTAACATAGAAAACTTTAACCAGCTCTCCTCGATGATGTTCAACTCACTCTCTGTCATGGGCGAAGAAGAGAGGGCGGCATCCTTCCGTGGAGCCCTTGTGAGCATGTACACGAATCTGGTTGGAAAACAAAACATTGAGATTGCAGAAGACGAATCACGCAGAGCGTGGAAGTTCGGACAGTTCATCTAGCGACTTTCAGTAAAACAACAGATTTCCAATTCATTTACTGAAACTATTTTGTTTTATACCAATACTTGCTGTGGGCGCACTTGTTGGTCCTCTAATATCGTTTAGAACCAAGGAGCGCTATGCCAAACTCTAATTTCGGAAACATTCAATACAAGGCGTCCAATGGCCTCATCAACCTTGATGAAGCACAGGGAATTGTTGAGTGTTTTGTTTCTGGAATTGGCAACAAGGATTCAGTAGGCGACATCTGCGCCACTGGTGCATTCGCTAAGAGCCTTCAGCGCCGCAAGCCGCGTGTCGTATGGGGTCACAACTGGAACGACCCAATCGGCAAGGTTCTAGAAATATACGAAGTTCCAGCATCAGACCAGAGACTTCCAATGAAGATGAAGATGGCTGGCATCGGTGGATTGTACGCAAAGGTGCAGTTCAATCTTCAGTCAGAAAAAGGCAAAGAAGCATTTGCTAACGTAGCCTTCTTTGGCGAAGAGCAAGAGTGGTCAATCGGTTACAAAACCCTCAGAGCACAATACGACGACAACCTTCAGGCGAATGTTCTTTACGAAGTAGAGTTGTACGAAGTTTCCCCAGTCCTCCATGGAGCCAACCAATTGACAGGAACAATCTCTGTCAAGAGCGACGAAGAGAAGATGCACGGAATGATGCCGATGGTTATTGGTTCCCCTGCACCACAGGGTCCCCGAAGGGACGGACTTTTCGACGAGGGTGTTTCGCAAAGAATAAGCGGACCCCAGTTGGCTGGCGTTGTTGCGGAGCTTTCGCGCCGTGCGGCAGGTCCAGTAATGGTTGTTGAGGCTACAGAAAATTCTATTGTTTTTGTTAAGCCAGGAAAAGGAAAGTTTAGAATTGGATACCACTTCACAGGAAGTGAGTACATGTTTGGCAAGCCAGAACTGATTCAGGCCGAGCAACCAAAACCAGCAGTTCAATCTGGTCCTTCGCCAATCCCAGGTGTTGTCGCAAAACCCAGCAAGCCATCAACAAACAATCCAGGAATGGCAATGCCTGTCGCAATGAAGCCAGTCAATGGCGGAATG